TTGGACGTCCGCGTTTTCTTTTCTCAACCATGTGCATTCTCCTTGCGTGTTGATATTCTAAGTGAACCTCGCTTGTCTCTGCGTATAGTTAACAAGTCGCAGTACACTTCCCGTTCATTATCTCCCACCATTTGCTTGAGACTTTTCTTGGCTGCCTCAAACGATTTGGCATAGGCTTCGTTGTCAATGTAATCGTGAGCTATAGATGTAAAGTGATTGTCGCCATTGGCATCACGCTTAATCATATCATCTACAGGTATGCTATCTATCTTCATAGTTGCTGGCTGGTCATAGCCAAGTGGCTCTGTATCTGTATCTACATGATGCCAGAATTGTTTGATCGCAGTCATCATAAGGTTAAAGTATGACTCGCTCCATGCAATGTGCGAACACTCCCACTTGTTGTTGCCAAAGAAAGCAGAGAGGAAGCATCCGTTTTTGCTAGACAGCTTCATGTAACACTGCAACTGTGGCATGTAGTATTCAATCAGCGCATCCATAGTGTTGTATGAATTGGTATGCTTGCATTCAACAATAGAGCCGCGACACATACCATCAATCGTACCCTTCATAGGTACGCCATCAACATTGCGCTCGTATTCATACTGATGATTGTGAACTAGGTAATCATTCATGTCACGCTTGGGCATGTTTTCCTCAAACCATTGCATGTTAAATGACTCAGTGTAACTACCCATGCGTACCGCAAGGTTGTCGTTAAGATCAGGGCTAGGTATTTTGCCCGTCTTGATCTGCCATAGATCATACCAATCTCCCTGCATAATTTTTACACAGTCAGACCCACCTATAAATCCTGTACGTTTCATAACATTCTCCATTGTTATCAAGGCTATTTGTACTGCATATGTGCAGCAACATCAACAGCTATTTTAAATAATTCCTCAAGCACCAGCACCAACTCGCTGCGCCATTGGGATATACTCATGTCTTGCTTTCTGCCACCGTCCCTTTCTATCTGCATTTCTATCAGGTGATTCAGTCTCTCTACTCGCTTCTCTAATATGCCAATCCTGTTTAAACGTGTTGTGCTTAGAGGTAAGCTCTTCAATCTTTGCATTGGCGGTCTTGTCACCTTGTTCCTCCCTTAGTCTAGTCTCATAGGTAAATCTGTATTCATCCAGTTCATCGTCTGTAACTGTAGTAGTGTGAACCAAGCCGTGTGATAGCCGACCATATAGATAATCAACTGGCACATAGTCTTTGGCCTTGATTCTTTTTTCTATAGCAGTGAATGGATTAAAGTCCCATTCGCTCTTGCCTTCTGTAGCTACAGCACGATTAGTCTCGTCAGCAGCAGACTTGGCAGCAGTGACAAACACTTTGACAGACGGCCAGTTACGCGCTCCATGGATGGCGCGTACCTGTCTGTCTGTTCTCTCTAAAAACAAATCAATCAAGCCATCGTTGACATGATTGGGCATGATGCCATTGATGTCTTGCACAATGAACTTCATCTCTTGCAATAGAGTTTCGTTGGTCATGCCTTGCGGTGGTGTGTACCGCTTGAGTGTAGCTTGCAACCACTTGCCTATGGCTTGTGTTCTATAGTTATAATCAAGTTGTGCCATTGCGTTTATCCTCCAAGCTAAACACATTATCATCCCACTGTGCATTGAGTATGTCATCAAGGCGTGAGTCATTGTTGCTATCAAAGTGTGATAGATCATCTTCCCATCGTTCACCTCTAAGCCATGTAGAAGGATGCGGTATAAAGCGTATGTCTGTATTAACGCTAACCAACTGAAACTTTTGTGCAGCTTCTATAATTACTTCTGCACTTTCTATTTCACATGCGTATTTAAACGAAATTCTTGCTGTGCCTTTACCTATCTTTCTTGGGTATGACTGCCAGAATAATTTAAACTCTTCTGAGTCTGGAAATCTTGGCTTTCTTGCCATGTTATTCTCCTTGTATAATTTTCTCAAACTCTTCGCCTGACATGATGACTAAGGTTTGAGGCTTACCCGTTCTTCGTTTGTAAAAGGCTATGTCTCTGCCTTCTAAGACAGTGAATGGACTAGGGAAGTTAGACTTATCTCTGTATTTAACTTCACCTACCAGCCATCGCTGTCCGTCCAATGTGAGGTGGATGTCTCCGCTCCATTCTCCACCGAGCGCACCGCTAAGGGGGACTCGCTTGCACTCAACGCCGATTGACTTGAGCCATTCAACGAACCATTTTTCATGGTAAGTCCCTTTGTTTTTATTTTTGTTTGCCACTTGTCCTCCTCATAGCAAGGCATGCACAGAAACCAATGGGTCTTAGGATACTTGCCCGATAGTATAGCTACATAATACCTACACTCTTGATCGCAGTGATCGCAGTAAGCTGACTTACCTTTGTTTGATTTGTAACTCACAGTCTAACGCATCAATCCAGCATGATAACATAAACCCACTAGGTATACGCTTCTGTGTTTCCCACTTTTGCACTAACCCGTCTGAACATCCTATCTTAAAGTCCAAATCATTTTGAGATAGCTTTAAGTCTTTTCGCCTACTAATAAGTTCACCTATTATGTAGTCGTAAGGTTTCATTTTGGTGGGGTAAGTTTACGTTTGTCGTAATTAGGATGGGCACCCATTAATAACTCTAGCATTCTCCATACTTTCTTAGCTGTACTGTACCTTAACTCTGAACCATTGAGAGTTCTGTAGTATGTAGAGGTAGGTACACCAGCTTTGATGAAGGCTTTAGCTAACGGTACATTAGCTTCCGCAGCTTTCTTAATTAGCATGTCATAATAACTATCCATGCTATCTAGTACTGCGACTATGCAAACTTGGTCAAGTGCTCCTTGATTAATTGCTTTGCTTTTTCTGTCAATGAATACTCCATTACTCTGCCTGTACTAGAATGAAATACTAAACCTTCTCGGTTGAAGTAAGTGGGATGCATTCGCTGTAGTTTATCTACTGCTGACTGTCTGCTTGTCTTTGATACTTCTGCAAGAGCTTTAGTTGTTATCATCTGCTTGCGTACTTCAAGTATCTTTGCAGCTAACAGTAACTTCATGCGGTGATTCGTAATTGTATTTGCCATTCCGTATCTTTCGTATGAACCTAACGCCATGATCTATAGCGTATCTTCTAAGGGTTGCTTGTTTAGTATCTAAGATACGAGCCGCTACATCCACAGTGTAATGATTACACAATGATTGCAGCAACTCTATCTTCTCTCGCTTGTGCCTTGCTTTAATCTCAGGCCAAGTCTCAAGATAATTAGCCATCTATATGTGATCTGCTGATATAGTTAACTCATTATTAATTATATCGCGGATCATAGTATCAACTTCGCTTTCTTGTGCGCTAGTTAATTGAGTGTCCTGATCAATTACATTATCTGCTTTGTAATCAACTAATTGTTTCTGCACTTCAGCTGAAACCATTACTTCTAAGTGCTTGTTTATAAGCAACAAAATGTCAGCATTCATTGTAGTTCTCCTGTTTGGGAACGCCGCCTGTTCCAGCACAGTTACGACATTCAAGTAAAGTCGTGTCAATGTAACCACTGGCTACACTGAACGACATTGATACTGGGCGGGATACTATTATGTATCCATCACCTAAGCATTGGTTACAAGTTTCTAACTCGTCAGTAAGGTATGTCATCGTCTATCTCCACTAAAGGCTGCTGTTCTTCCCAAGCCTTGGTTGCACGTTGAATAAATTTATCTCTGTTGAAACGAGGATTGGTTTGTTCCAACTCATCAGCAAAGACATGAAGGTGAGACGGCCAGCTAACTGACCGCCCCAACATATCAGCTACAAACTCAAGCTGCTGTTTGTGTAGTATCATCTTTATCCTCCACATAATGATGTGAAACAGCTGTATCAATTACAGGGAAAAGATCTTTACATTGCTCTGCATATAAAGGAATTTTATGCTCAACAATATTACCTTCATAATCTTTAGTAGTAATCATAAGATTGCGAGAGCTAAAATTATTGAATAACTTAGTAACTTGAAACTCAATCTTGATTACGCTGTGAATACTTAGTGAATACATGCGCTTTCTCCTTACGCTAGTTCTAACCATGACTTGTGCTTCATGGCCTTGATGATGGCTGCTTCACGAATACGTCTCGCATTCTCTGGCGACTTGGCTTCGTCCGTGTGTGTAGCCCATGATGTTAGACAGTTATACAAAGCCCACTTGGTATTACCTAACTGCGCTCGCTCATTATCAAAGCCACCCAGTAGATTTTGTAACTGCCTGTCATTAAACTTAGCATGACTTGCCTTGTGTTGTACGTTACATACAGTCTTTTTAAAGAAGGACTCTGCTTGTTCGGTAGTGACAGGTGTACTTCTGTATGCTTCCCATACTCCCTTGCTATTAAGGAACATTTCAAGACCATCAGCTATCTTATGAGCCGAACTATCCACGCTTACGTTAGTCGTGTGCTTGGCCCATGTTTTAGCTACAGTGTCGGCAGTAGTGCAGCCATTGAGACACCACAAACGAAAGCCTTCTGCTGATTGTTGGAATGCCCAGCTGCCATCATAGCTATTGTATGCTTGGACACGGTACTGAATGTAATCATTTACCTCAGCATCCTCCAGCATAATGTCATTGAACAATACCTCAAGCCGCATCTTAGCACCGTTGTCTGCAACGTGTGTCTTAACGCTGTAGTCTGAACTAATGTCAGCTTGTTTAATTGAATCCATGATTGAGTTGACCGCATCACTGTGCGTGATTGGTTTGTACTTAGACTTGTGAGTGCCAAGCGATTCACCTGTGTCAGTGCGTATTAGGTTACGCATCTTAGGTATCTCATTGCCACGCATGTCTAAGCATGGCTCCATGTCAATCGCAAAGTCCCAGTCTGTAGTGTTCATAGTATCTAGCATTTGATTCTCCATGTTATTTAAAAAAATCACCGCGCCTTTTTATACTGGCTCCGTCCCCATTGGTACTACATGATTGGCGGCTGAGTGCTTAACTCATTTCCAATCATGCACCTGCTCTGTTCTTGATACCCATAGTGTCTAACCGACAGGCGTTAGTCACTTCTGTTTTTGGGTCGCATGATTATTCTACATTTGATTCTCCATTTGATTAAGCGTGAGTGTCTGTGAGACACCCACTTTAGTATATTAAACTTAATAGTACGGATAGGATTTGAACCTATAAACCAATAACAACATATATAGAGGTTGCTCTAATTATTGTTATTCCTACTACCAATCGTAGGCGTACTACAAAATTTAATATTAGATTAGTTTCAGCCAGCAAAGCCAGCCCCGTATAGCACCGCGATAGTGCCAACGACAAACACGACGAGCGCGATGCCGCTGATCATTGCGTCCAACAGGTGTTTGTTGTCCATACGTTTCTCCTAACGTGAGCAAGAGTTAAGGAGGACCGAAGCCCTCCCACTGTGGCTGATTAGCCGTACTTTTTCTTGAAGTATGCTTTCTTCTCGTCACTGAGCTGAGCTGAGCGGCGCTTCTTATCGCGCGGTTCCCATTTCGTGCCGTTGATTGATTCGTGAACACTAAGATCAACTTGGTGCATCTCCATCAGAATGTCTAGCTCTACATCAAGACCATCAAGTTTGTGGGAGGAAGGTTCTAAACCTTTGGCTTCCTTGTCCTCATAGTCAATCAATGCTTCTGTAATTTGACGGCGTTTGTAATCAACCGCACCTTTGCTGTTGTAACAAGCGCCGCTTGCAACTGATAACAGAAAATATTCATTAGCTGCTTCACCAGTTTTGGCCTTGTGTGAGGCTTCAACGTAAGCCAGTGCAGACTGCTTGCTCTTGATCAGATTGGATGTGATATTCTTCGTAACCATGTCATGTTCTCCTAGTAGTTTTCCAAGTACAGCAACGGCTCGCCCGTTGCTCCCCTCCTGATAACACGATCTCCAAACCGCGAGCTTGCTCGTGGCTTGAAGTACGCCATGAGGGCTTTAGCCCCTTGTAAAGACGGAAGGTTTATATAATTAGGCGATGCCCACTACTAACCAATTTGCCGCGCAAGCGGATAGCAAATTGACAAAGAATGCGTGGTTAACAGCATCGCAACAGCAAGAGTGAATGAAAGCCGTCTTTATCATTGCGAACTTTTTGGCGTCGTGTTTCAGATAGAGGGGGGCATCGGGTGAGTCGGGGATGAACGCTAGGAAAACGACCGACGGAGAACCTTGACTGGTTGCGGAGAATTGAGCAGCCGATCTGGTCAAGACAGCAAGCAGGCGGCACTGGCCCCGACGTTGAAGCTGATCACAAGGTCAAAACCCTTCTACATATGCAACTAATGAATATTCTTCTACCTTTGTTATCAGTTGCAAGTGGTGCTTTTTGCGGCAGCAAAGGTGCCTGATTGCAAACGTCTGGAATATTCAGAGGCATTGTGCAGACTGTGAGGCAAGTGAAGTCAGAGGTTTAGGTTCTTTTGACCGCACGCTTGATTGCCGCAAATGTAGTGCTGGGCATTCTGTGGAGATGCACAGTTGATCAGTGTTCTACGGAGCAATCATCGGTACGCAATGGCAATCAAGGCGATAAGATGCAACGCACAGTTCTGCCAGTGATGAGGGGAAAGTATACCCAAGATAAATACTGCAACATCTGACACTGTGAGGCTTCGGTTCTTCTTGGCTCTGGCGAACTGTCACGTGCTGCCGTGCCACCATTCTTCTTTAGGTAGAGTCAACGCAATATCCGTCAATAGCAGAATGACTGTGCATTGGTATGGGTTTATGCAACATAGGATAGGACAGGATTGACAGACGTTTTACCAAGCTGCTAACCATGGGGGGGAGAGGGTGAGGGGGGGCTAATAGCAGGATATAGATATGTTAGAACAACGTAAATTAACCAAGAAACAGACGTGTCTGGTGGATACGCTCGTAGCGACAGGATGCACATTGCGCGAAGCTGCTACAGAAGCAGGATACGCCGAAGGTGAATCAGGAAGAGTAACAGCAAGCAAAACGATACGCTTACCGCATGTGCAGTCTTACATGATGCAACGGGTCAACGAGCAGCTTGGTATGAATGCTACTGTGGCTGCAGCGCGGGTTATGAACTTGGCTACGGGAGCTAGATCAGAGTACGTTCAGCTTGAGGCTAGTAAAGACATATTAGATCGCGCTGGGTTCAAGCCCATAGATCGTAGTCAGGTTCAGGTTGCTGGGGACATTCGTGTTAGCATTGATCTGAGTTAGTGGGTAGGGGGTTCAAAAACCGTGAC